CCCCCCCAGTTATCAATTTCATATTAACCCCTCGGACAGCAAATGTCCCACCCTCCCCTTCATCATTTCCCACACACATGAAAAAGCGCACAGCTAAAACCAAGTCGGTTCAGCCCAAGTTGGCTGAATACACCATCAACATGGAAACCATCACCGCGTCCGTGGACGACGCCAAGGCCACCCTCGACGCGCTCTACCTGCTGCTCAACGCAGTCATAGAGCGGCTCGCCGAAGAGCAAGGGAGGGCCAAGAAGTGAATCCTGACCTAGTGGTCGGCGAGATCGGCTTTGGCAGCAACTTCGGCTCCTCCGCGGAGCTGGAGTTCTACCGCGCCGAGGACAAGCGCAACGCGGCCGAGGTCGCAGACTTGCAGGCCGAGAAGCGCGAGCTGATCAAGCGCGTCAACCGACTCAAGCTCGTCTTGAAGCGGTGCGCGGCGCTCTCTCCCGACGTGAGCGACGAGAAACACGAAGCCCTGCTCGCCGTGGAGGGGCCTCTATGAGCCTCCGCTACGAGCAATACTGGGCGCTGCGCCGCACCCGCCAGTTCCTTGCCGACCTGCTGCACCCCAGCACGCGGCCGAAGACCGTCAAGGAGCTGCGCGGGCGCGCGTCCGCCTGCCTGCGGCACTTCCCGCTCCTCGAAGAAAGCGGCAAGCCCATGTTCTCGCAGGACGACTTCAAATCACCGGAGGGCTACGAGCTGTGAGTGCCGGAAAGGGCGACGCCCCGCGGCCGATAGACGGCCAAAAATACCGCGAAAACTGGGATCAAATTTTTTGCACAAAACGCTTAAAAGTTGTTGCCCCGATGTCCGCATTTGTCCACACTTGCCCACACCAAGAACCCACGGCTGCCACCACGCCGAACGACGTAGAAACGGCAGCCCATGAGACCCGAACTTAAACAAACCCTTAAAAGCGTATGGCCCCATGTAGCAGACGATGTCATAGCGGTGGACGAAGCGTGCGACCGCTGGCTCAAGCGTCGCTACGAAATGCGTCAGCGCCGGAGGGAGCGCAATGAGTCCGGTGCAGACTTTCATTTACCTAGCTTTCCTCGCCCTGCTGGTTCTCGCCGTGCTGGCAGCGAGTGATGACGACGACGACAACTTTGTATGAAAACCACCACCACCCCACAAAGCCCAAACACCGAGAAGGCAGTGCTCGGCACACTCATGGCCGAGCCGAAGCTCGCCGATGAGGTTGCCGGTCTGCACGCTGATCTTTTTTACACTCCGGCGCACCGCGCGATTTTCGATACTATCACCGAGATCCGCGCAGACGGCGGTGTGCCAAACATTATCGCGGTCACTCAGCGCCTCGACGCGCAGAAGAAGCTGACCTTTGTCGGCGGCGCCGGAGCCATCACCGAGTTTCTCGTGCAGGCGTGCGGCGGTCTGGCCGCGCTCGAATATCATGCGCAAACCCTGCGCGATCTGCATGGCCGTCGCTCGATTATCTCCGCGGCAGTCGCCATGCAGGCCGCTGCTAACGACATGGCTGCGAACGCCGACGAGGTGCTGCAGTCTGCCGGAGAGAGTGTCCTGTCGCTAAGTCTCGGCGCTCCGACCGACTCGATGCGCAGCGCGGCCGACATCGTGCCCTCGCTCCTCGAAGAGCTGGAGGCTCTAATGGACAACAAGCAGGCCCTCGGTCTGCGCACCGGCTTTGCTGATCTGGATCAGGTAACCGGCGGTCTGCGCGGCGGAACCCTGAGCGTCATTGCCGGACGTCCGGCCATGGGTAAGTCGGCCTTGATGATGAACATTGCGGACAACCTGATGCGCCGCAAGGTGCCGGTGCTCTACTTCTCGCTGGAAATGCCCGCCAATGAGTTAGCCGCTCGCGTAGTGTTGTCCCGCGCCAACACCAACACCGAGCTGGTGCGCAATGGATTTGTCGATATGGCCGGAAAGCGCCGCATCGGTTCCGTCGCTTTGGATTTTTCCGGTGAGCCCTTGTACATAGATGACCGCTGTGGAATGTCTTTGTTGGACATCCGCGGACGTGCGCGACTCGCCGTGCGTCGCTGGGGCGTGAAGATCATCTTTGTCGATTACCTTCAATTGGTAAGCCACGGCGGCGCCAAGAGCCGTGAGAATGAGGTCGGCTTCGTTTCGCGCGGACTCAAAAGCATGGCCATGGAGCTAGGCATTCCAGTGGTCGCCGCCGCGCAGTTAAACAGGCAAGCGGAGAACCGGCCCGACAACCGGCCGAAGCTGTCCGATTTACGCGAGAGCGGCAGCATCGAGCAGGACGCCGATCTCGTTGCGCTCGTTCACCGCCCTGCCTACTACGCGGTCGCCGACGAGGAGCCGGAGCCGCAGGACGCGGAGTTAATCATCGCCAAGCACAGGGCCGGACGCACCGGCACCTTGAATATGACATGGCGTCCGAGCCTGACGCGCTTCGATGCGAAGACTCCTGTCAGCAACATCGTCTCCGCGCCGCGTCTGACCGACGAGGGCAATAGCGTCTACGCACCGGACAAGCAGCTCTGGGAGGCGATCAATGAATAGCGCTGAAAAACTCAGGGACGTGCTGCATCCGCAGTGGCACTACTTGTCCGCTGACAAAGCTGCACTTATTTGCGACCGAGACGGTGCCTCAATTTCTGGTTTTGTTGTGACCAACAATAAAACAGGCGAAATCGCCATCGTTGATAAAAGCGCGGTGCGCTGGCTTTCGTCGGACGAAATGTGGTGGCTCATGCATGATTCACAGTCGCCACTTAACAAAGAGGCCATCAACGAATGATCAACTCCCGCCAAAAAGGCGCCTCGTTTGAACGCGAAGTTGCCAAGGCTCTGACCGCCGAAGGTTTTCCGGCCAAGCGGGGCGCGCAGGTCTCGCAGGGATCTTGGGGGATCTCCGCACCGGACGTGATTGTGCCCTGCTTGCCGGACTTCCACTTCGAGTGCAAGCGGCACGGACGCGCACGCTTCGATCTCGATGCGGCCGTCGATCAGGCGCGCCACGATGCGGGTTATTTTTACGGCGGTAGCCGCAAGATCGCCGTCATCCACCGCAAGGATCACTGCGACATGCTTGTCACCATGCCTTTTGAGGACTTTGCCGCTCTCGTGCGCCACTCCGACTTTCCCATCCAACCAAAAACACCAAACCCACATACACAAAATGAATAAAAGCACCATCACCACGCCTGTCGGCGCAGCCAAATACCCACACCTCAACAAACCGGACAAGAAGTATGCGACGAAAGAAAAGCCTCACGGCGAGTTCAAGGTCGATCTTGAAATGTCCAGCGAGGACGCCGCGGACTTCATCGCAAAGATTGATGAAATGTTCAGCGAGTTTGTCGCCGACAAAAAACGCGAACTCAAAAAAGACGCGCTCAAGATGCACGCCTTTCCGTGGGAAGAAAACGACGGCATCACCAAGCTCAAGCTGCGAGTGAAAGCCATGGGGCAGACCAAAGAGGGCGAGCTGTTTAGTCGGCAGCCGAAAATGTTTGATGCTTCCGGCCAAGCGGTCACCGAAAACATCGGCGGCGGCAGCAAGCTCAAGGTCGCTGTGGTGCCATACTTTTGGTACACCGCGTCGCTCGGCGCCGGAATCACGCTGCAGCCCAAAGCCGTCCAGATTTTGGATCTCGTCACTTGGAGCAGTGGCGGCAGCGCCGAGGCTTACGGCTTCGAGGTGACTGAGGCGCCTCGCGCATCGGTCAAAACCGGAACCAACAACGAAGAAGTCGAGTGGTAGCCATGGCAACCACTGCACGCAAAAGGGGGGCGGCAAAACGCCGCTCCCCTTCGGCCAAGGCCGCGGAGCCTGCGCCGGAGCGCTTCGCTGCAGACGGAAGCAAGATTGTGCGTCTGGAACGGCTAAAGGCGCACCAGAAATACATCCTCAAAGACGGCACGCAAGTGGTCGGCGCCTCGACCATCTCCAAGATCGGCGATGACCAGAGCAACTTGATTCACTGGGCTTGGAACCTCGGAAACAAGAACGAGGACTACCGCAAAGTCAGGGATAGGGCCGCGGACATCGGGACGATCACGCACTTCTTAATCGAATGCTTCTTCCACGGTTGGGTGGCTGATCTCTCCGAGTTCGCACCGGCCGACGTCGAGAAAGCGGACATCGCGTTCGCCAACTTCCTGTCCTTCTGGGAGGAGCAGGGTCTCACCGTGCTGGAACCGGAGGTGCAACTCGTCAGCGAGGCGCACTTGTTTGGCGGCACTATCGACGCGCCGTCCATAGACAAGGAAGGCCGCGTCGTGTTGCTCGACTGGAAGACATCGAGCGGCATTTACCTGAGCCAGAAGCTACAGTTAGCCGCTTACGAAAGGCTGTGGAATGAGAACCGGCCGGACCAGAAGGTTCAGCGCCGCGCCGTCGTTCGCATCGGCAAGGAAAAGGCAAACGACCACAGCATCGAGTGGATGTTCTCTTCGGACAACGAGTGGGATCTGTTCAAGGCCCGCCTTGATCTGCACTACGCGAACCTCCGCTACAAGAAAGCCGCCTGATGCCTCGCCGCAAATACATAGCCATCATCCGTAGGAAGTTGGGCCGCGAAAAAGCGGACGGACTCACTATGGGTGATGGCCGTGTGTTCATTGATCCGCGGCAAAGCGGCATCAACGAGCTGGACACCATCGTCCATGAGTTGCTGCACGACTGTTTCCCCCACCTGAGCGAAGAAGCCGTCGCCGATGCCGCCGGAGTCATGGCGCGCAGCATGTGGCGCGACAAATGGAGGAGGGTCATGGAATGACGTCCGCAATCCTCATCGCCTTGGTCGGCCTGCTCTATTTCGCCGTGGCCATCGATCAATTCTGCATACAGCACAACTTTTGGGCCGGTGTCGTCTG